GAACAAAATCCACCATTCAAAATAGTTTCATCTTTAAATCTTGGATCGGTGGATTTAAATGAAGGAGAATGATGTGTGACTACAACTATACTTTTATCACTATATACTGTAGACATCAAATCAATATAATCGGTAGTTTCTTTGAATATATCAAGAGCATCTAAAGGTGTAAATTTATCTTTAGATCTTCTAATAATTCTAAAATCATTCAACATCTTACTAATACTATGGATAGTTTCTAAATCCTCTCCATTCATATTAGTCCACATAGTACCACCAACAAATATAACATCATTAATATTGACTACATCATTTTCTAATAAATGAAAGTTTGAATTATATTTCAGAAATTGGCTAATGGTAGTATATGTGTTCAAAATATCTGAAGTATAACTCTCATGGTTACCGCATATCATTATTACATGGGGAAATTCTTTGCAACAATCACTTATGAAGTTATGGATTCGGGTTGACCTATGTTTAAGCCTTTTTGAAGTTTCGCTTTCATTGAATTCTTCTAGATCATGTGAAACAAATATATCACCAGCCAATATAATAACATCGGCATTCTCAGTATTTTTAAGTTCTAATGTTCCTCTTTCTATATGTAAATCAGAACAATATGCTACTTTCATTTTAAATCATCTCCATCAAAATCGTCACAAACATCTTTTTTAAATCTTGCTATAATGTCCATAGCTTCTGCTATATCTTCATCAGTTGCATCTGGATATAATGACTGTAGTTTTCCTACACCCATACTTTGTAGTTCAGCATAAGTATAATCTCCTTTATCAGAAACATGCCATAAAGATAATGCTTGATCATCCTTTGTAGAACTTTCTGAAGAACTATTATAAAAACTATACCAATTAGAGGTAGACCATCTTGTATAACTCATTACATTTTCCTATAAACATGATAAAATATTTATGATACTATTATATCATACTTTCAGTAAATGTAAACAATTTATTCAGGATGATTATCTGAGTTACAGAGAGAAGGATTTGAAGAAAAAGAAGAACATGGAGACTGGGCTGAAATCTCCATGCTTATATACATGAATAACAATGCTGCCAATAGAATTAGAGGTATTGCTTTCATGACATTATTACACCTACCAAGTTAGATAAACATAAGGATTTGCATTATTTTGGCCTAAGTTATCTTTTGTAAATCCTCCTGGAACTAAACATCCACCGTTTGTTCCTGGCCAACCAAAATAATCTTGTACTGCACCTTGACCTCCTTGGCCGGCATTCAATCCGCCTCCTCCTCCACCGCATCCACCATAGTCAGCATTAGTACCACCATATCCTGTACCACCAATAGTAGATGCAATAATACCTCCCTGTTGAGCTTTTATACCACCATTTCTACCTGCTCCTGCACCACCTCCTCCACCGCCTGCAATAATTATTGGTGTAGTTCCTAAATAAAGTCCTGAAGCCCCTCCGCCGCCAGCTCCGCCGCCAGAATTTGATTTATAATATGTACCTGCATCTCCGCCTTTTCCACCAGAAAAGTTAACACCAGTTGGTGATGAAGAAGATCCTCCATTTCCATGAGTACCCGCTCTACCATTTTTACCATTTGTACCATTATTACCAACAAAGAAATGAAATACTTGGCCATATGAAACTGCTAAATTACCATATACTCTCATGCCGTCCCAACCAACTTGGCCAACATATACATCAGTTCCTCCTTGACCTCCATGACCACCTTGACAATGAACATACGCATTTACTACACCTAAAGGTACTGTCCATGAACCCATACCACTTGAAATATTAATTGCTCCGCTATTTCTAGATTTACCATGCAAATCATCCCAAGAATTAGTTCCACCAGTCAGTGTAGTAAAATAAATATCTGCAATTGATCGTTCAGATGTTGATCCTCGGTTCATTTCAATATTTACTTGAGATAATGAAATTTCACCAGAAGCTGGTAATGTCATTGTATAACTCCTTTTTATATTACCACAATTATATATTTATATATAAACTTCTATTTTCCTACCAGTCTACTTGAAATCTAGTTTCTACCATATCTAACGAAGCATCATTCCATGCCTTAGATGTTGAATTAGAAACACTGGCTGTATTTATATCAAGAACATGTACATAATCTGTCATTACCCTAAGATGAGAATGGGGATACCAATTTAAACCAAATTTAACAGTTGATGCTCTACCACCATTTACTCCACCAGAATTTAAATTCATATAATCATAACCAGATGCAATTTCCCATGCTCCCCATCCACCTTTCATATCAAAGTTTCTATTAGGTTTGATTCTATCCCATGCTCCAGTTTTAGCTTTATAATTCCTAGATTCACCTGTTAAGAAGTATGTTGCATAACCATAATAACCATCTAATACAGCATTATCGTATCCTGTACCAGCAACATTAGTTTGTATATACTCACCTTGCATTGAGAAGGCATTATATACTAAAGCAGATTCTCCACCAAATCTAGTAAGTGTACTTGCTTGATGTGATCCTTTTGCACCATCTTTACCTGATGTTAAGTTACCAGTGTTTAATATAGCAGTACGATCTACGTTACCGCCAACACCATTAGCAAAGATTACACCGCCATTATTATAAGTTCCGTTACCTGTGTAATTATTATTGATAGAAATATAAGAACCTGAAGTACCAACGTGTAGAAATTTAGTCTTACTTGACATCCACGGAGTACCAGATATTCTAGTGTTTGCTTCCCAAGAAGTATCACCGCCACCACCATTTCTATTCACACCACCATTGGTATTAACAGCACTTCCAGTACTACCAGTTAATGAATTACTACCATAAGCATTGTTATATCCACCTACACCTTCTGTTTGGAAAGATGAACCTATTTGCCATCTATCTACAGCATAATTAGCACCGATACCGACTTTATATGTGTTAAGATTATCAACAAAGGTATTAACCGCCATATTTCGTTCGATAAATGTTGTATAACGATTGCTCGTTGCTTCTTCTAAACTAAATGGTTCTTTAAAAGCACCAACCTTAACCGAGAATGGTTTGGTAAAGTTGTATCTAATATACGCATCTGTTATACCACCAGCATTTAATCCATTACCTCTTGTAAAGTCATACTCAAACTTATAATCAGTTTTCTTAAAGAACGTACCTTCAATACCAAGTCGTGCTCGTCTTAATCCAGCACCATTGTTTAATGTAACTGGAACTCCTGTTGGAGAAGCATAAATGCCTTGATATGCATTAGGTAATGTTTGCTCATTAATCTGAGAATCAATTTGCATACGACCATTGATACCAGCAGTAAAATTACCATCCTTTGTAGACATATGAATTCCATCTTTCAAACTAAGATGTGCTGACTCAGGTCCATTTGCTTCTGCAGCAAACTCTGATAATGCTTTTATTTCATTATTCTTTAACTCTAATTCTTCTCTTATTGCCTTTACTTCAGATTTAGTTGCTGCTGGTTCGGTTGATACCTTTTCGAATGAACCCATAAGAACTCGGTTTGGTCCAGGTTCTGCATAGATTTGTTTAGTTTTTGAATCTACATAAAGATCCATCGCAAGAGCATTTGTTGATACTAATAGTAATGCTAATATAATTTTTTGCATACAGAGGTTATTCGGTAATTGTTAAGTTTAGACCAATATGTCATATTTGTTACTGCTTGTTTACACTCCTTTTCTGTTTTAATAGGAACTTGAATTGTAGCATCTGGCGAATAAGCATCATTAATACTTACAACCACTAGTAATAGAATCCACATTATTGCATATCCTCAATAACTCTGATTATAAGAACAAATAGGGCAATTGTTGCAATCCATGTTGCAACTTTTAAGATGAATAAGTTTAATTTTTTCATAAATTGCCCATAATTTTTTCATTGAGAAAACTAAATGCTGGATAAAACCAATATCCTGCCACCATAAACCATAAATTAGAAATACCGTATTGTTCTAATGTAATGCCCAAAATACACCATAAGGCAACACCTATAATAATACTTAACAACATCAATGACGCAAATTTCATATCAACTCCAAAGATTTCTGTAATAGACACCGAACAATCTGAATCCATTTTGGATTCTTGCTTCGTATTCTGCAATTCCTTCCCAATCATATTTTTGGGTATGCTTTGCTCCGTGTTTCATTTCCCAACAAGTATCACCTTCATATACTTCATCAGATTGACTCCAAGTTATATCTGATACTCCAGATATAAACTTGTCCATCCAATTGTCTTCCAATTTAGATTCAAATGCAAAAACCATTTCACCAAGTACCCAATCCCACCGTTTGAACCAATTATCATCCGTATCCCATTCATTTTCGCATCTTGGAGCATTCATAGATTTCAGATAATCCGGAACATCTTCATCACTTACATATGGAGCACCTTGTTTAGATTCTTGTAAATGTTTTAGCATTGGTAGGATAATAGGAGCCAAAGTGTGATCCATACTCCAAGTATCCCAAGGATCAATCTTTATATAATTTATTCTTGGATGAACTGTATCCAAAAACTTTTGGTTCCATTCACATAAAGTCTGTAACCATTTGGGTGGTTCAGTTTTATAGGCATCGTAGTCTTTACGCCAATAGAAAAACTTCTCAAGGATTATGAAGGGAGAAATCCAATGATTCCTGTAGTTACCGATTATTATTTTCATTCTTTCCTCCAGTTAATTATTACTTCAAATACACCTTCATTAAGACCATATTCGTCTACAGGAATGGTGGTATCTGCATTAAGTTTTTCATAGAAGTTTTCTAAGATATCATCTAACTCTTCAGCACAATATGTTTTTTGAAAGAACGGTTTAATTGCTTGTATTGTCATTATCAATTCCAAAATCTTTTTCTGTTTTCCAAATTGCGAAATCCAAATCACCAGAACAATTATTCATATTGTTTAAACAGTCTTTCACAATCAATTCGGCAAACTTTTCATATCGAGCATTTTCTGCTCTATATTCCCAATCCCATTCTGTTTCATCTGGAACTGGAAAAAAACCAGACTGTTCAGCAAGTTCTCTAATCTTTTCGTTCATTATACTTCCCCTTTCAATATTTTTCTACTTGTTTCGAATGCATTCCATCTTTCGATGGCTTTACAATTCGCCAAGGCAATTTGAAGTCCAGTAGATTTTTCATCATATAAAACTAAGAAATACACATCTAATGCCCATCTGTAACGTCTTCCTAAATTAGCGACTATGTTTCTTTCTACTGATCCTTTCATTCTTCTTCCTCAATATGATACCCAAAATATTTGGCAATACGTTGTTCATCATCTTCACTAAAACATTGTTCCATACATTCTTGGATGATCAATTGAGCAAACACTTCTATGTCAACTTCACAACTATCGCAATCATCATAACTATGCCATACTTCGCACTGTTCAGCAAGTGCTCTAATCTTTTCGTTCATTTATCAAACCCACCATTGATGTAGAATTCATACTCTTGACGCTGTGCTGCTTCTATTACTTCAACCGCATCGATATCAAGAAACTGGTTAAGTTCATCTTTCAAATCATTAGTTATTGAGCGACAGTAGCGTTCGTGCCATTGTTCAAAAGTTAGTTTAATTTTATCGTTCATTATTCTACCTTCCAATTGCTTTAACTCTAACTAAAAAGGATTCAGCATAAGTGCGGTTCAATTCTAACTCAAATAGAGCAGACTTATACTTATCCTCTATATGCTTATTGTGACTTATTTTTTGAGATTGTTTAGCACACTTAGTCACTGCTTCAATTGATTCATTGACCAATCTAAGCATTTCAATTGCTTCTTTATCTTTTAAAACCTTAATGTTATTCCAAACATCTTCTGTAAAATTTACATATTCTTCTTCTACCATAATCATTTGCCTCTAATCTTTTCGTTCATTCTTCTACTCCAAAACGGGGTTTTGGTAATGCCAATACAACATCATAGTTTTTATATTTCAAAGATTCATTTAATTCCATTGAACGAACTTCACAAGTATATTTACCACCTCTCCATTCTGTTTCAAGTTTTGCTTGTTTGATTGAATTTTCTTCATTATCAAATACACCTACTACATAACTATGTTCTTCTCTATCTCCCCACCGATAGGCAGTTACTATATAAACTTTCACAATTTATCCTTTAAAAGTTCTATAATCATCACAAACTACTTCACCTAGAGCAAGAACTTCCAATTTTTTCATCATATGTTCATCTTTACCCATATTAATATGATTACCTTCTTCATCAATTATCCACAAATATTTTTTACCAAAATCATCATCAAAATAATTGATTAACAATGGATTAATGGTGTGAAGAATAACATCTTTAAAATCATTCTCGTCCCAATTATTCATTAAATAATGTACTAATAAAGAACTTGCTATGATGATATTATAATCATTTCTAATTAGAAAATCTAAAAATATTGCATCTACAGATTCAACATCATCACCTTCAGGTACTCTTCCAAAATAAATTCTCATAATTTAATTAAACTTTACACCTTCAAGTTTTAATGTATCATATAAACTCATCATAACACAACCACCAAGACCATCCATATCCTGCCTTTGTTCATATGCTTGGCAGGTCTCCAAAATCTTTAATATTTCCTCGCATTCTTCGGGTGTCATAGTCCAATATGCCCGATTAAATTTCCTAATCAGTTTAGCTCCAAAGGCACCTGCCACCATATCCTTTTTCTTTATCTTTGTCGATAATTGAATGGTTTCCATTGATGCTACCTTTAAGGCAATATCATATCCCATATCCAACCGTAACTGACACATTGTATCTATTTTTAACATAATTTATCTGCCTGTAATAAAGGTAACATCTTAACAGCAAGGTTTACAACCTCATCATATTCTTCCACATAATCCATTGCTATCTCAACCAATTTTCTAATCTTAGAGAGATGAATAGACTCTTCACCCAATTCTATTGCTAAGTAATTCATCAAGTAATCTTCAAGGTCTGCTCTGAATTCCTTAGTAACAGAATCATTGATCTGATGCCATTCCACTATGGCTTCCAATTGATTTTCTGTGAAAAAATGTGGGAATTCTGGAACTTCATATTTGCTAAAATCTAATGGTTCAATCATCATATAATCTCCAATTAAGCCAAACTTTTAATGGCTTCTCTCCAAATCAACTTTGTTTCGAGGTATTTGTAAAATGACATAGTACGAATACCATTAGCCCGACATTCGAAACTAGATTCTTCCCAACCTTCGTGGAGCATTTCCATTTCTTGTGGGCTAGTTATACCGAGTTGTGCCATTAAAGATTTTTCGCCAGAATTAAAAGTTTTCATAATATATATTTCCTCATTTATTTAATTTATGGGTCTATTATATCACGTTTTCTGGAAATGTAAACGTTTTATTTCAATTTTTGTAAATATTTTGTCACAATTATTGAAACTTCGCTTTGGTCATGCTTATCAGGATGGCATAGATAGATGATACGTTTTAGCATATCATCATCTATATTGTTGGTAGGTTTGGTATAACCCTTTGACTTTTTATAACAGGTAATACAGACAGTCTTCCATGATGCATTAGTATTGAATTGAACCTTGCAATCCAAACATGTTTTAACCACCTAAATTCCTTTTAGATTTCTTTATATCAATAAGCATATCTGGATTATTGATCCGTAAATCTTCAATTATAATTTCACAAACCTCTTTCCATTCAATATCCTCGTCTGGATGGAAAGGTATGCAGTCATGATATTTTATCGATAATTCTGCATACCGTTTATTTGCCTCTTCTAATGTCACTTTCAACCCTTTGGAATGTAGTTAATAAATTCATCATTGCGTATCTTGGACTAACAACACCAACTATCATAATACCAAAGCCAAATAATATACAAAAGATTCTTTCTGAAAAGAATTTAACAATCGTATTCATTTTTGTAATTTGCTCCTTCAATTCTAAGATTAACTACTTCAACAAATAGTCTTACTTTATCTATGTAGTAAGCTACACTATTGCCGACCAAATGATTAGATACATTCATCAACAATTCATTATATAATTTCTTTTCTTCAGTTGTCATTTCATTCATAATAGTAATAAAACTCCTCAATTGTTTCTTTCCAAGATGTATGCAATATTGCTTTACCACCTAATGCACGCCAATCATCTACGTTTGCACGTGTATCATCAATTAGTAACCTATCAGGTCTAGCATAATATTTTTTTAACATCTTGCCAGGAACGTATATAGCGGGATATGTAATATCATAATCTGCCAACCATTTATCTTTTTGTTCAGATATGGTGTGTTTTAGTTCAATTCTAGCAGTTGATGATAATATTTTTATGCTAAGATCATAACTTTTAAAAGCAAGGATATCTAAAAACCTAATACCTTCATCTAAATCTGGCATAGGATCAAGTGTAGCAAATTGCCTTTCTTCTACCATAGTTGCAAATCTACCTTTATATGCATCTTTTTCTTTCTTTTTAGATGGATAATCTATTTCAGGTTCTTCCTTAAACCGTTCTATAAATCTCTTTTTAAAATCTGCTAATACTCCATCCATGTCAACATATATTGTTTTAATCATAATATAGTCTCTCTCAATAATTAATTTATGGGTCTATTATATCACGTTTTCTGGAAATGTAAACGTTTTATTTCACTGGATACGGGTGTATTTTTCTACCATATTCATTAACTTCTTTTAACCTATCAAGATACGCATAAGCAGATTCAAGACTATCAAACTCCTTCCTTTTATTAAAGAACCACCAACCTTCTTCGTCTTCTTCCAAACTTGGAATTGATCTTATACTTGTTCCACACTTTAATCTATATTCCCATCTGCTTATAGAAAAATTGTTTCTATACTGAGGATAAAAGTATGTTTTAGAAACTTGTACTCCACTTTTCCAATTTTCTAAAACCTTTGCAGAAATTACTCTGTACTCGTTCATAGTTTATATCTATCCTTCATAGAATAAGTCAATTGAACATCTATTAACTCAGATTCTTTCTTTTTTTCACGTGTAAACTTTTCATATGCAGTTTTTAAAGGTAATACTATACACATATAAAGCATAGATATTGTAATAGACATTAAAATGTAAATTCCAATTACTTTATCATATGGATTAGGAACAAAGGCAAAAGAAAAACAAATAACTAAATGGAAAAACAATGCTACATACCAATAATTAATATTCTTAACTAACCACTTTACAAACTCTACTTTATCTTGCATTATATCTCCTAACATTTACCTAAATACACTCTTCTGTAAAAAATATAGTTATTGAAAACTACAACGAATACAAAAAACATTATGAATGAAACAACAAATTCACCCGACCCAATTGATAAAAATAAAAAACTAACCGTTAAAAAAGCTAGTATAAAATCGGTGGTATACACCATAAAGGTCTTCATTGTCTAGTCTCCTCTGAGTTAATACAGACTGCAGTTTTAATCTTTTTGTAGTTACCTACATCGGTTTTTTGGATTAATGCAGATTCACAGTCTGCAGCATTAGGATATTCATATACATGTACTTGACCGGTATATAATATGATTAATAAGAAGAACATTAATTATTCTCCAACATTGATTTAGTTCCAAAAACTAATAAGATTATACCAACAACAATCCATACTAAAGGGATAACCATATTAATATTTGGATCAGACCAAATAACATAATTGCACCAAAAATCATTCTAATAGAACCTTTCATTTTCATATCCTCAAACATTAAAAACAAGACTAGCAGCCATATATAATATGCCAGTTGTAATTGCCATCGCTATCATTTCAATTGTTTGTTTCATAATATATTTCCTCATTTATTTAATTTATGAGTCTATTATATACAGTTTTCAGAAAAAGTAAACATTTATTTTCACTTTTTATACAATTTCTGGTAAGTCTACCTGACCAGACTTCACCGACTTTTTTCTTTCTTTTTTCACCTTTTCTGGAGGTCCAATAGAAACTAAGCCATTATCAAATGCAAATTTATGACTTAGATTTTTATATAGTTTAGTTAAGTCTTGATCTTTTACGGCAAGAATTAACTTTGCCTCAGATGGATGCAGTCCTTCTAATAATTGTACAAAAATAGATTCTCTACGTAATGCAGTTAGATCAGTTCTACAAAATATGTATAACTTCTTTACTTCCATCATTAGATTACCTGGTGACATACCAATAGGTGCTACATCTTCTTTATATGGAGGTGCGCCCTCAGGTAATACCATCTTTTTTAGTGGGTCATATGCATATTCAAACAATAATCTTAATGCCCCATTTTCTCTATACTTAGGCAATACTGACGCATCAGTATTAATTTCATCCAACATTTCAGTTAAATATTTACTCACTAGAATTCCTCAATTTTATCTAATAGCAATTTGCATCGGTTTTGAATGAGATAGTTCATTATCTTCATTCGATCCATTTTCGGTTTACTGGTTATATATTCACTAACAATTTCATCTTTAATATCTTGCGGAATCTTTTCAAATGATATTAACTGTTCGTTTCTATCCCAATTACGGATTTCAGTTTCATTTCTACAAGCCTTTTTGCCTAATTCAATAAACTCGGCAAGGCGCTTTGCTGAAACTGGAGTCTGTCGTACACCTTCAGTGACTATGGCAGAATCATCACTTAATATATTAGGTATTCCATCGTCAGAAGCCTTTACTATATGGGTGATATACTTCTCATAGAGATCTCGCTTTGACATCTTTAATTGCTTTTTAATTATAGGCGAGAATTGATAGATATTATCCCATTTCTGCAATTGTAAAAAGTCATGATCAGAACTAATAATCATTACCTTTTGTGGTTCTTCAAATAAACCTGTTGATGCTAGTTCATTTGTTTGGCACCATTCAGATAATACTGCAATAACATCATCAGCCTCTGCTCTATCAATATGCATAACTTTGTATGGAAAATATTCTTTAATATCCTCCCGTATCTCAGTCATACAATCAAATACTAGTTTCCAATTGATATCAGATTTCTCACGACTTTTCTTTCTATCTCCTTTATAAAAAGGAAATACTTCTTTACGCCAATAGTTTCTACCATCTGCTGCTATTACTACTTGGCCATATTCTTTACTGTACTTATTTTTATAAGACAGTATAGTATTCAATATAGCATGTCGAATGATATTTTTCATCTGAGTTTCATCACCATTTAATAATGGTTTGAATTCTCCATTTGTAATTACAGACATTGCTATTTGTGAATAATCAATTATTAACATTAAAACGCTCCCAATAATATAGTATCTTCATTCAGTCGACCATTTGGTGTGACTGTTTTTGCATTCATTGTTTTTATGTTAGCACCTAAAGCTTTCTTGGCTATTGCAGTATTATTAAAGAATTCTTCGGGTTTCCTAAGCATGATCTGTATAGATTCATTTATATCAAATCCAAGAATTGCTGTACCTTTAATAGTCAATTTAGTATCTTTAACTGCTTTATATACTGCCAATTTTCGATACTTGGTATTATAAGTCCATATTTCATTACTATCAACCAATGATGTTGGTGTAATAGATTTCAATTTAAGATCTTGAAACTCTTTAAGATACTTAACCTTTGCTACAACTTTAGCGACAGGAACTGGTTTCTTAACTCTAGGCTTTGATACCTTTGCTGAAACTATTCGTTGATTACATCCATTAACTATCGAAGAAACAAATGCAATGAATTTCTTTAGTTGTGCCTTTGAGAAATTGCTATAACCTTCTTGAAGATCTGGATCAGTCTGAGCTTCTTCAAGTTCTTTTAATAGTTCATTATAATATGAACCTATATCTTTAGCGACAGGACCTGTGATTTCACGAGCTTTTAAATAACTTGTGATATCAAAATCAGATTTCTTATTCCTGACAAAATCATCAATAGCACCTTCAATATCTTCAGAATATTGGATTGCTAACTCCCGAGTCTTATCTACTTTAATCTTAGGTTCTACTTTAGTTTCAAGTATAACTTCTGGTTCTTTATCTTTACTATAAATCGTAGTTAAACTTTTAATTATATCTTCAATATAATCAGAATGTACATCTTCAAGATATTGGTCACGAGTTTTTAAACGACACATGAATCCAAGAGATCTTAATTCAAAGTCAGAAGCTTTATTAATAGTAGATACTAATTTCTTTCTTCCAGTTGAAATAAGATACTCATGAACATACGTTCGAACTTGTTTAAAATCTATATTGAGGTTATACCAATTAGTTGCATGTACTAATGATAATTTATAATTGAATGGATCTATTGTAGGTTCATCTCCACCTTTAAACTTAGCTTCGATACTACGAACCTTTTCACGTCTTTTTTCAGCTTTTGCTTTTTTACTTTCAACAAAAGCTTCTGATTTTTCTATTTTTTTGGTTGTTATACTCATAATTGCTCCATAGTGAAATTTTATTTTGTATAAATAACTATTATATAACAAGTTTTGTTATATGTAAACATAAAAAATGCCAATCACGATGCTGAAACATCTATTGGCTCTAATACTTTCAAGGAGTACCAGCATGACTATATATACCTCAATTACGCCTACCTATCTCTATATCAAACAACATTCTATCACAGGTCTAAAATACTTTGGTAAGACCACCAAAGATCCATATACCTATAATGGTTCAGGCACACATTGGACACGTCATATCAAAAAGCATGGCAAAGAACATATAATTACTGTGTGGGTATCTGATCTCTATTATGATAAATCTATTGTTGATTATGCATTACATTTTTCAGAAGAAAATAATATAGTTAAATCAACTGACTGGGCCAACCTAAAACCTGAAAATGGTTTAGATGGTGGAGCATTATCAGAAGAAACTAGGGCAAAAATATCTGCCGCTAGAAAAGGTAAAAAGCTTTCTGAAGAAACTAAAGCTAAAATATCTGCAAGTGGAAAAGGTATAAAGAAAAAACATTTTTCAAAAGAAATTAAAGTTAACAATGTTAAACCTAGTAATAAACAAATTAAGGCAAGAAAGGCATTTGCAAATAACATAATACAACTTCAATTAGATAAAAAAGAACGTAAAAGAGAATTAAATTTATGTTATAATGATGATTATAAATTTCTAGTTA